TAACTTCTCCCATATCCTGCTTCGCAGTTCAAAGGTAACTCTTTCGCCCACTTGGGGCGTAGCCGCATACATAACTCTACATATTCCACAGCAGTTGCAACTTCATGCTCCGGTACAATCAGCGCAATCGCATCGTGCACCGTCATTACTACTTTATATTTCTTAGCCACCATGAGCATCTGCTCACCGATGATGATACGGGCTAGGGCTTGGCAGACGTTCTCAATCAGCTTACCACCATAGATTCTGTTGGGTATAACCGCTTTGCCCTTCTTGGTGTCGTATACAAGTTCAGCCTTCTCGCCGTCCTCGCTCTGATACATACGCAAGTTGGGGTAACGAATATACAACCCGTTCGGTAAGCGGACGCCGTCCTCGCCTTCAATCTTGAGCACACCATCTCGGCCTAGCGTCGCGTGCTGTTTCTGAAGTATGGCTTTGAGCGCAGTGCCCGCATCTTTCCATAGTTGAGTAATTTTCGGATATGTATTTCGGTACGTATTGATAATTCGCTGTGCTTCTTCAGCCTCAACTTCAACACCAAAATTTTTAAGTTGCGCTTGAAACTTTGTCGCCCCCATGCCGTAGCCTGCTCCAAGAATCGTCGTTTTACCGACAAAGCGCTCATCCTTTGTAATCTCTTCGATTCTCTTGCCGTAGATAGCCGTTGCCATGATTTTGTATACATCTTCACCCTCCTCAAATGCTTTTACTAAGTCGTCTTGCCCCGCTAACCATGCGAGTGTGCGTGCCTCAATCTGCGATGAATCTGAGTCGATCATCATGTAGCCTTGTGGGGCTCTTATCGCCCTCTTGAGCATTGACCCCCTTGGTAGGTTTTGTAGGTTTAGTTTGTCATCTCCACCCCACCGTCCAGTATGTGCCGCGTAATATCGCAGGGGCACAGGCATCGCGCCTCGCTTAGCAATACCAAGGAATCGTTCGGTTCGAGTCTCTTCAATCGTAGACTTCGTACCCAACCTTGCCGCTACCATAGCTTGTACAACTGTGTTTTCGTGATCGAGCAGTGCTTTGAACGCCTCGTCTGTCTTGGCAAAGGCATAAGTCTCCTTGCCCGTAGTAAGGCTCTTCTTCATCGGGGGCTCGACGCCATGTATTTTTAGCAACTGAGCAAACTTCGGGTTACTCATCAGGTCGTCTTTGTCGTAATGGGCGAGTAGTTTTACCTTTGTAGACTGAACCGCAAGCAAGTGATGCTCCAGTAAGTCGGCATCCAACTCGAGCGTAGGTTCGGTGAACATGCGGATGGTCAAGTCAATTAAACGTAACTCCGCTGCGGGGAAATTGTTACTCATAAGCAAGAATATGGAGTAGGTAAGCTTAACGTCGTTCTTGCAATACTCACCGTAAGTGGCTAGATGCGTAGGGGTAAAGTCCTCACGGCGCAGGCCCTTGGCATCCTCTACCTCGGTGCCCTTGACGCCTACATCGTAGTGAGAGGCTAAGACTTTAAGACTACCGCCAACCTCTGTTCCATGTAACGCACGCCCCATCGAGAGCGTATCTAACCAACCTTTAGGCCTGATGCCGTAGACCCATTTCAAAATTGCCCCGTCAAACATAGCGTTGTGCGCAAGGGCTAGGGAATTCCCCCAATCAAACGAGGTCAGGAACTGGCATAGGGTCTCATGGTCGCCACTACACCACGCTGGTTCACCATCGTTTACCTGTACCGAAACACCGATAACTTCAAAACGCTGATCCCGAACGTATTCCTCAGTAGTCTGCTTGGCGAAACCTAGGTCGGCAGAGTAGTAGGTTTCAAAGTCGATTGTGAGAATGTTCATTTAAAAAGCCCCGTAAGTCCACCGAGCAAACCTGTCGTTGCCGTTTTGCCTATCCCGCCATTGCTAACATTTGTTAGTCCCGAGGTTGCGTCCATATGTGCCCGTATTTGTTGGTTTTGTGCTTGCTGTGCTTGTTGGAATGCTATGCGTGGGTCTGACCACATTGCGTTTTGTCCCTGTAGCGGGCTTATCGTTGTGCCGTTTGAAATCCAACCGCCTGCTATTGAGGGCGTTGGTATTTGTTCTTCTTCTTTAAACAAGTCCTTCATAACCTTGTCGGTGAACTCTTGTTGGTGCATATCTTTAAATGCGTCTACTAGCGCATCCAAGTCATCTTTCTTTAGCAACGTCATGTAGTAGTGACCACTTTGGATGTTCAGATATTTTTGCATTTCTTCTGTTATCCAGTAGAACCTTCCTCTCTTAACGCCCTGTGGAATCGGGTGCATCTGAAAGTCCTCGGGGTTGGTCTTCATGCGTTCGATTAAAACTTTTACGCCTTCGTTCATTTCATAGCCTCCAACATCATCTCCAATACATCTATGTTTTCTTCAGTAATCACAAGCGTCAAACCACCGGCCTTGTCTATGTCCCGTAGGTTCTTTTCTTGTAGCGCAGTAGCGCCCCTACCCGCCTTGGCTTCGATGCCTAAGAACTGTCCGCCGTGACACACAAGGAAGTCGGGCACACCACTATTGCCTAGACCTGTGCCTATCGGCATAGCGTAGTAAGCCCCGTGTGCTTTAAGGATTGTTTTGATTTTGGCCTTGACCTTGGCCTCAGGAGTTTGTGCCATTACATCCACTCCACGAATGTAGTTCCCTTGTGTTGAAGTATGGCTAACCGAAACAACTCGGTCTCTCCATCAGGGCTGATACCATCGCCATAGTCGTAGTGGCAATGCTCACATTCAAACTCAATGAGTATCCCGTTTCTGCGTGAGCTTGGGTTACATGTATCTGCTGAGGGGAATTTAGTTGCTTGCACCTCATGCTCTGACTGAGCAATCACTGTAGTTAACTTGTCATCCTCGGAACGCTCGAAGATTGTTGTATTACGATGATGTAAATTGTTACTGCCACACTTGGGGCACAGCAACTCGTCGTCTAATACGTTTACGGATGTTTTACCAAACACTGACATTTTCTAACCCTCCAATTTATTTTCAAGGGGTCAGTCTAACACAATGATTTGACTTTGTCAACTACAGACGTAAAAAAGCCACCCGTAGGTGGCTAGGACTTACCCTAACATTGTTAGGGGGGGTTGAGGGGTTGATAGATTACGTGCCCCTCGTCACGCTAAAGGTTCAAGCAGAGCAAAATTCTCAGGGGGACTCTGCTCGAGAAAGCCACCGTCACATCTATCGGCTAGGTCGGCCTCCAATTTATGTTTCCCCCCTTGAATTAGTTCAACTTCTCTATGGCTCGGCTGAGATACCACTGTGCCTTCTTCAAGTCTTCCAACTTGTTGCCCTTGTGGTCGGCTCTTGTTATGTATTTAACAACATTGCCAAGGTGATAGCCTAAGCCTTTCGCCTCAATGAAGTCGATAGTCTCCATTCCACCTGCTTTGTAATGCGGAGGATGGTTGACCATGTCGGTGTGATGCGTTGCCACAATGTCTGCGCCTTTCATAAGTCGCTTACCTGTAATTGGGTGACGTCGGTCACGCCCATTAGTCAACTTATAAACCTGCTCGGCATAGTCCTTCGTTGATACACCTAACTTGTTGGCTATCTCTACTTCGGTTGCATTAAGAATAAGTTTCTTAGGTTGGGCTTCCTTCTTCATCTTGTAGACAACCTGATGCACGTAGTCGTGTGCTACGTTAACTGCATTTGCTATCTCCCTCGCTTTTGCTTGTGGATGCTCCGCTATGTAGGCACGGATTTTTTGTGACTTGTTTAGTTTTTTGGCTGTTGCCATGTGTTAACTCCTGTTGGTTTGTTGTTTAACGAATTCAGTAAGAACTTCTCTCATCTTGGCTTGCTTTGTATACGCATAGTTAGTGTTGAAATAATTCATCACCTCTATTGGTAGACGCAGGCTCGTGCAGTAGAGTGCGGGCTTCTTACCAAGACCCCTACCCTTGCGTTTTGTTATTGGTTTTAACTCTTCAATTCCTGTTGTCATAGCAGTGCATCCTCATACTCGTGATTCTTGATTGGTTTGGGCATCCGTCTTGGGTCTAGCCTTTCGAATGGCCAATGTGCGTTCATCTCTTCCTGAGTCAATCGGCGTAATCGCGGTGCGGACTTTGACAACGAACGCTTTTCCGTTGCACTGCTCGTCGATATATTTTTGGGCGAGAGTTTTAGTTCGATACATGACGTATCCTGTCCCTTCGTCACTTTTTGTTTTGGCATATGTTCCTTTGTATATGTCTCTTACCATGTAAGTTGTTGTGTGTATTGATTGCATTACGCACTCTCCTTGACTGAGCGCATCTTCTTTAATCTATGTTCTTCTTTCACAATATCCATAGCCTTCTCCAAATCTTTTACAGTTGTTTGGTCTAGTTGCACATCATGTAGTTCCATCACTAGGTTCATAGCCACAAGTTCACTCGCCTTGAGAATGAACCGCATAGTCTTTGCCCCTCGCACAGCAACTGCATGTAACGCATCTTGACCCGCTTTAATTTCATCTGCCCAGTCCGCACCCAAGTCAGGGCGCAGTCGGACACATGCTTCGGTCATATTGAACGCACTAATCAGTATGTCAATATCGTCTTTGGTAGCCACACCTCTGCGCAGTGAGTCCATAGCACCATGATTTTTGATGCGTAGGTCTACGCTGAAAGGCACATCCTTAAAGGGCTTCATCCCCGCCAACAACCAAGTCATTGGGTCAGGTAGAACTCCCTTGGGTCTGTATTTGCTACGCTTTCTCACTCCAACTCCTGTAACTTCTTCATCGCCTTCCAAAAGTCCGCAGTAGACGGCTCGCTACCCACCGAATCCAACTGCTCGCATATACGCTTCGCTTCTTCAACCGCTTCGGTTAGAAACACATACGCCTTACTCCCGTAATCGAACCCCATCTCGTAAGCGTTAGTCATAGCAGTCACAGTATTCTCATCACAACTAACGCTACGCAGTAGCGTAATCATTTCATCTTTTTTCATTTCTCTAACCCTTTCATAAGCATCACCACTGCAATTTGTTCTGACAATGGCTTCGCCTCGTCAATGATGTAGTGCTCGACTACAAAGTCTCTGTCCCCGTGTTTGTTTACTCTAGTAGTAGAAACTTCTAGCAGTCTGCCGTTCATTGCGTTCATCTGCCCAATCCGCACTTGTGGCTCTACCTTGCCGAAACTACTATCACGGGACACCACTGGAGACGCATACATTTCTCTCGTCCTGTTTCTATCTTTCCTATATCGCTCTATCGAATCCCATATAACACTACCCGCTAACCAACACATCGCACCTATAAATGCGCCCTGCAAAAAAGATTCACCGCTCATCTAGTCCTCCGAACTCAACATAAAAATTGCCACGGCAACTGTCACTACGACTACGCCACCTAGACACATTAGTAACACTATCCATGCGATTGTTTCTAACATTTGTTAGCCTCCTTTGCGTCAACACATGCTTTACATACATATTTGTGCATACCACTTTGAAAAGACATGTTGCACCCTTTTTCGGGTATTGATTCTTTTTGACATTTCCAACATAACTTTCCTTGTGCGTGCATCCAACGCCTTGTCGATTGCTGTGCCCTTAGTGCGTTCTGCCCTTGCCCCATAGGGCTAAATGTTTGTGCTTGGTATTTACTCACATCCACCCCCATATGGTTACTGCCACCATACCGATTACTGCTATCAGCGCAAGTAGAACTGAGAAGTCGCTGTGCCCTTTGTAGGGGCCCTCAACTGTTAGGTATGGCTCAGTAGTTCTAAGCGTTCGTGAATAGATTTCTGTTGTGTGGTTGTTATCTAACATTGTTATGCCCCTTCTGTTAAGACTACAAAGATTTCGTCGTTGATACGACACCCTACTTCCGATACAAAGTGCTCGGCTTCAACTAACTTCAACATACCTAGTTTTCCTCGCATCTCTACGGGGAGCGTATTATCATCGTAAATCTGAACATCTTGTCCAATCTTTACCATGTATTTACCCTCATCTTTGATGATTAGGGCTGTGTGTTCACTACCAAACCTATCCTTGATTGATTCGATAGTTAGCATGTCTTGCTTGAACTGCTTAGTCTTTTCCATCTTCGCTAGTATGGGCTTCCTCTCATGTTCAGGTAGTCCGTTTACATACCCCAAGAACAAAGGAAAGCCAGTTCCCATGATGAACTTGACCGCAAGACTTTCAGTCTCTCGCTCGGAGTAGCGATGCTCCCTATTCTTTTCGTGGTGTTGGTTAGCCATTACTTGCTTCGCTTGCTCATACGCCTTGTCGATACGCTCGTTGGGCTTGAGACGAAAGAACATCTTCTTCGCCATGAGGATAGCCTTGTCTACATCCCCTGTGCGGTATGAGGATGTGCGTTCTCTAGCATTACTAATGCGGTCGTTGGTTAGCGAGAGTTTGTAATCCCCTCGGTAATACTGCCTACCGATTTTGCCAATGGTCTCACCGCTATCAATGACGGAGAAGTTCACGGGTCTCCACCCACTCATAGTATCGGTAACGACGAACCGCCACAATGGATTCGCCATCGCTAAGTTCATTACCAATCTGCACATATCAGTAGGCGGTTGACCTATCGTCTCCTGACCCAACTTCTTAGATACATCGGGATGCAACTCTACATTACTCAATGAAAATAAATTCATACTTACTCCTAGTGATTCACTCATACCATTACCTCTTTGTTTAATTACCAATCGAACTTACCCAAGATAGCATCTACCTTGGACTTCAATGCACTCCGTGAGTCTGCATCTTCTTTGATACTCTCTATGTCTGCCCCTAACATTGTTAGTTCTAGTTGGCGTCGTGCTTCCTCCAACTTGGGGTCGTTGGTCACATTCAGTTTAGTTAGCAGTCCACACAACTCTATGGGGTTAGAGATAAGTGTGTCGTGGTAACGCTTCTTGGAATCATCACCCTCAATATCAGTCAACTTCTCCGACATACCTACTAGTGTCTTATGCAGACGCTCCCACGGCTCACGCATAGCCTCGGCTAACCTATCGCTGTATTGTTTCTCGTAGTCGTTCTTCATCTCCACTAAGTCATGCGCAGGTATGTCTAAGCGAAAGTCACCAGACTCGGGTATCGGTTTAACTGCTCGTCTAAACCCGAACTTCATACGCACCTCTTCAATCTCGGGATAGTCCTCTGCCTTATACATACTGCCTAGGTTGTTAGGTGCATCTGCAACAAGACGCGGATACTCAACAAAGAAGTTAGTGCACATCATGTTGAATGTCTGCTCGAACCCATTCATGGTCTGCTTGTATTCCATGAACAAAGCAGTCGGCAACATACGCTCACCCTTGTCTGCCCAAGGCAATGTATGCTTGTTGTGATACAGACGAACACGGGCGGCGAAGTCTGATATGTCTTTGCGTAGGCTAGTGCCTGCAAATAGATTCTTCTTGGTCTGACTCGCACCTCTGACTGCTGACGCATCCGTATTGACCTTATCAGTTACCTCTCGGTCTAACTTAGACGCAGGCCATACGCTGATATTCAACTCCACTAATAACGCTGATGAACTAATACTCATTTCGATTCCTCCTTAAGTTTGTCTTCTTTAAGTCGCTCTTGTTTCCACCAATACGAAAATGTTGTTTCGTCTTTGTCTTCTAACGCTTCTTCCAACGCCCACTGCACATTCCTTATTAGGTCTAGCATTTGGTCGTGGCGTAGCACTTGAAAGGCATCATCTCCATTTCGGCTTTCCTCTGCGGCTTTCCATACTTTCTTCCAACCCTCATCCCAATCGGTCATATCGAACCACCCAAGGTAGCCCCATACATCTTCGTCAAAGCCAACCATATAAAACCGCACATGTCCGTTTTTGTGTGGGACTCCATACTCTTCTTCCATCCAATGCTTTTCTGTTTCTTCGTTACTCATTTGATTTCTCCTGTTAATTAAAAATTTCTTCGACCGACTCAACGCGCCAACTACCTCCGGCCTTTGATGATTCAATAGACCTCGTCGCCATTTCCTCGGCTTCATCTTCGTTCTCGGCTAACACTGTCACAGTTATATACGCCGTGTATTCCAACTCCACTTCGTATGTTTTCATACTCACTCCTTTAAAAGTTTTAAAATTCCAATCGCCCCTTCACGGGTTGGCACTCGTGCTATCTCTGATGTGGATGCCAACGCTCCCTGCACTTCTTTCTTCACCACTACCCACTCACCCGTAGTCTTATCCTCAAAAATTCCGTGGGTGAATGGGTCTCCCCACACACGGGCGGGGCTGTGCATCTGAAACCATTCCACTGGGTCTATTACTGCCATTTGTTACCTAACATTGTTAGTTGCTGTCGATATGAATAGTCTTGCCGTTGTCGGCATCACCGTCATACCCACCCACGATGCACCACATTACGGGCGCAGTCCACTCACTACCCCAGTCACCACCAACATACCCGTCGGTCAAAACAATCACGCACTCGGGCTGGATGTTCTTCTCTTTCAGATACGCTGATATACAAGACGGGCTCGTGCCACCACCACCCTTGGGCTTGGTAGAGTTAGGAATATCAGACGCAGTAGAACCCGAGTAAGTCTCGTGCCCCGCTACCTCGCTATCCCAATACAGTAAGTCCACGCACTCAGGGTTTACCTCTTCTGCGATACCCTTAACCTCGGACAAGAACTCGCCCAACTCGTCACCACCAATCGAACCTGATGTGTCGATAGCAATAACCAAGTGACCAACCTTCTCACCGATAAGGCTTGGCATGTAGACACCAGTAGATAAGAACCTACGATTAACCTTGCGCCATGATGATGCGTCTTTCGCATTGCATGTTGACTTAACAAAGTCACGCAAGACTTCACGCCAATTAACCTTGGGCTCAAGCAATCCTTGCAGTTCTCGGTCTAACCCACCACTGCCAGTTCCCGCAATCTTCTGCTGTGCCATGATGCCTTGACGAATCGCTTGGTCAATCTCTCGTGCCAAGTCCTTCTGCTCTTCGGCAGTCATCTCCTTAGCACCATCCCAATCGTGGTCATCAAACTCAGGGTCACCATCACTAGGGTCACTTATCCCATTGCCACCCTCACCGCCAGAACCACCTTTGCCTTTCTCCTCTCGTAGTATGTCGAACACTTGCTTAGCGTTCATGCCACGGAATCGCTCATCAACTAAGCCCATTGGCTTGCCACCCATCTTGTGCCCGTTGGGGTAGCGTGGCATTGCTACCACTGCTTCGTTAGGGTCAAGGTCTTTGAGTTGTAGATTGATTACATAATCACATGCTGCGTTTGCTAACCTATGGTCAATGTCGTGCAACTTGCGCCATGTAGTCAGGTGTCGATACATCTTGTGGTAGTTCTCATGCGCTACTACAAAGTTCAACTCTTGGTCACGCAGTTCTTTGACGAACTTGCGACCATACGATTCATCTCTACCATTGGTGCACGCAGTAGGTATGTTCTCCACTACCTTGGTCTTACCAACCATCAAGATACCTGATAGCAATGCGAACTTAGGGTTACGCATCAAACTAATCTTGGATTTCTGAACTCTTCTTTCTTCTAACATTTGTTAGCCCTCCTATGGCATTAACTGAACTTCTCTACTTACACTCAAAATAAAGTCGGCGTTGTCTGAACGCTCTTCTTCTATGTCACTCGTATCCTCACCTAAGCGCACGAACTCAAACGCCCATGTAGGTCGTGCTCGCTCATTCTCCGTAAGGAGTTGATTGAACTTCACCACAAACTCGTTGAACTCTTTCACAAAGGTATAACTCTCATACCATTTGACGTTGTCGCAAATGAAGTGATAGCCCCACACTCTCGGTGCGTTGATAGGTGTAAGACACTCCCGCAGTTCCTCGTTCCTAGGAAAGTTCTCGTCTACATAGAGTTTGAGCAGAGGTGCTTCCTCCTCGTTGCGTGTGTAGAACACCGCATCAACTACGCTTCGATAGCCCATCACTTACTCCCTTCGTTAAGTAAACCTGCAATCTTCTCGCAGACAATCTTGCTTTCATGCTCGAACACTATGTTCTTGTCGAACTTGTCCATATCACGAACACAGTAACCAAGCACCTTCAAGTCGCTTTGGTTTTGGTCTGTCACCCACTGCACCCAATACCTAGGGCTGATTAGTCTTGTTCCGTTGCTTCTA